TGATGCTGCCATGTTTGGACCTGTTCCTAAAAATCCATTTAAAGATCTTACTGGTCCACTAAACGTTGTTCTTGCCATAATATTTCTCCTCTATAGCGGTTAAACTTTGTAGTCTCTATAGCGTCTGCCTAGCCAGTCTACAAAATTATATTTTTTCTAGGTCTATGTATATTATAATATTAGAATGAATAAGTAAATATCACCAATTATGGCGTTCGTTAAAATTAAAACTTATGCCATACTTTGCGTAATTTTCTATGCTTCTTTCACACCCGTGGTTTAAAAAAGATGAAAAAATTACAAATTTTCCTTCAGATGGCCTTATGTTTTGTTTAATCTCATTAAAATCTAAAGTCTGACTGTGATCATTTAAAAAAATAACACCAGACCATAATGATTGACCGTGATCATGAGTAATAGTTTTACTACCTTTATTTGAACAAAAACCCCAACTTTCATGAAGTTCATAATTCTTCATTTTAATGTTAGAATCAACCCAATCAACTAATTCTCTCATTAATTCAATAAAGTATATATCTTGATTAAAGAAATTAAACGAAGTCATCTTATCAGTAAGATTTGTTCTATGACTTAGATTACCTTCTTCTGTTACACCCTTATTTATTCTATCGATAAAATATTTAGAATTAATTTGCAACTTGCCTTCAATTAAAAAATAATCTTTTAGAAGTTTTTTTTCTAAGTGCTTTATGATTTGCATCAAGTTGACTTAACATAAAAAAAAGGGCGATGCAAATTGCACCGCCCTTAAATATATTGATTATTAACTAGTTGGTAAGTTTCCGTTACCAAAAATACATCTTGGATCTGAGAATCCAAAAGAGTATCTTTCTCTAGCTTTAAATCTCATGTTACCTGTATCGAAGTCACCTTCCATAGCAGTTTTGATAGGTGATCTAACAAACATTTTTAGTCCGTTAGGTATATCAGTTAACAAAAAGAATGAATCAGTGTCAGTTAAAAAGTTATTAACTCTGTAACCTTCAGGAACCATTCCCATGTTGTTAATTGCATTGATATCATTGTCAGCAGTTCCAGTTCTCATTGGAGACTTCATGATTCTTTCCGCAGTGAACTGTAGTTCCTTTGGAATAATCATTTTTCTGCCTGTAGAAGCTATTTTCAAGCCTCTTTCATCGACAAATCCAGCAATGTCAATTAATGACTGCTCGAGTGAAGTTTCGTTAAGATCTGCAGCAGTTGCTAGAACGTTTGAGAAAGTTCCACCAGTTGCAAGTGGGTGAGCGTTTCCGATTAGGGATTCACCGTCTCCACCAACAGCAGTAGTTACTTGCGCATTGTTCAAAACATTTGCAGCTTTAACTTGCTTCGTGTTTGCCATAGATCTTGCAAGAGCTCTTGTGTATCTGCCTGCAAGTCTATCGTATAGGTTGTCTTCGATCGCTTCTTCAGTGATAGCAAATGCTAAAGCGATAGTTTCGTGATTGTATCTAGCTGTGAAAGTTTCACCTGCTTGATCAAACACTACTCCAGCACCTTCTTGTTTAGTTGGTGCAGAAGCGAAACCGCTTAACATTACTTCTTCTTCAAAAGCTCTGTCAGATGTTTCAGTCGCAAAAATTTCAGCATGCTGATTTTCATAACGACTATATTCCAGGCCGAATAAAGCATTCAAACCTGGCTCTAGTTCTTTAACTAGCTGTGATCGTGATATTGCCATAGTTATTCTCCTTTATCCTATATGCCTGTACCACTTCTATAGAAGTGATTGTTGATTCTAACAAGAATGTTAGCATTTGATACACTTGTATCCTGATTTTCAGGATCTTGTGTGATATCAATTGCTTGAACCGCGAAAGTAGCTGCAGTACCTGAGGCACTTACATCTAATTGCACGCTTGATATTCCTGTTTGTGTTACACCGCCTGCAGTTGTAACAGAGTAGTTTTTGAACAAGTCCGCTCTAACAAAAGCTTCGTCTGCGTCCATTAAAAATACTGCATCTGGATCATCAACAACAAAGGCTGTAATATCGCCTTGAGTTGGTGTGATTGAACCAGGGTAGTAATTTCCGTACGTTGGCTTTTGAGTAGTTGGATCGTTGTAAAACACTCCGTTAAAAACACCCACAACAGCATCACTTGTATTGCCAGTATGTCTTTCGATATTACCAGCCGTAGTAGGCTGTACCAAGTCGCCTTGGAATATCGCAGTCGCATAACCTGCCGCAATTGTGTATCTGTTTTGGGCTCCTGCTAATGGTGTACCATCTAGTTTTCTGTATGGTCTTAGACCAAACTTTTCCAGTTGATTTGACATTGTCAGTTCTCCTTAACTTAGTTAGTTTATATTAATCCAAGCTATCTGTAGTAGGTAGTGCAAAAAAATTATTTCTTACGACCACCACCAAAGGTAACTCTAGACTGTCTATCAATATTGATAGGCATGTCCGGGTGTTGCTCCTTCATAAGATCTCGATCTATCGCGTCTGTTCTGTCTTGAGTAATTTTTCTAAAGTACTCAGCACGACTTTTCAATATCTCCTCCGGTATCCTTGCCAACACAAGGCCACCAATTCCGATCAGACCAGCATGTTTGCCTTCATGAATAACTGGGTAATCATGTTCACCGATTTCACTTAAAATAGTTTCGGCTTTAACAAATTCCCAACCTTCTCTTAATTTCTTAGATACATTACCTGGATCTTCGAAACCGTTAGTAGAAGTTCTTATCCATCTGTGTGCATAACCTTGCGGTGCAGCTGGCGCATCCAAACTGGATGGTGGAGTCCAATCTTTCTTTCTAGAAAGTTTAATTCTAGATTCAGACTCGCGTGAAGTTTTTACTTTAGTATTCATATTAAGATCCTTCCTTCACGTATTTTGCGTATTCCTCTAGTGGCACCCCTAATTTCTTAGCGATAACTACCTGCGATTTGGTGAGTTTCACAGACTTGCGTCCACCTGATCTTCTGCTTACAGAAGCTACGTTTTGGACGGGTGCAGCTTTTGTTGTTTCTTCAGTAGAAGATTCGGCAAATTTCTGAGGGAAATACTCCTTCATACGTTTGTTGATTTGATTATAATAGCCATCACTCTCCGCGTCAATTCCCTCCTGCAAAAGGTCTTCATGTATTCCCATAGCAGCAGAAGTTAATACTCTGTCCGAACCAAACCATTCATTATCAGTGGCCCAGTCTTGAGCCCTAGTGCTAATTTGTGGTTGTGGAGCTTGAGTTTGTTCAACAGGTTGTGACTCTATTTCTTTTTTCTTAGACTCTTTTTCAGCAAGGGTCATAGAAACTTTTTCCTTCTCAACAGCTAATTTAGTAAGCTTATCTTGAGCTTCCATAATTAACTCTGAGTCTTGAGAATCTAATGCTGATCTTAATTCACCTTTTGCCTTATCTCTTTCTGAATCAACTCTAGCATTATACTCATTTAAGTAATTAGTGTCAGTTTCTTGAAACTTCTTTTCAGATGTTTCGTATTGATTTTTTAACCCCTTAGCATATTCGACAGCAGCTCTTTCTCTACGCTCTGCTTCCTTTGCTTGAAAAGTTAATTTCTTGATTCTTTTTTGAACTTTATCAGAATATTCTTGAAGACCTTGTTCTTCGTCTTCTTCCTTTTGTTCAAATTTAGGATCTGCACTTACTTCAGTTTCAGGTTCCTTAGTTTCATGTAAAAGTTCTTTAGCGGATTTACCACCATTACTTACATCAACATAACCTAAGTCTACTTCTTGTTTTTTTTCAAAAGCTTCGTCTGAAACATTTGGTGCATCTACTTCGATTGTTTCTTCATTAACACCAGATGTATCTATTTCAACTTCTGGATTTGATTTGTCTTCAGCCATTTAGTCCTCCTTAGTAATGGTGCAAAATATCATTCGGGTCTTTTATTGTTGCAATGACTTCATCATCATTCAACACTCTAACTTCACCGCCATCTATTTTGAATCTTGAACCTGCGTACCTACTAAAAATAATCCATTCATTTAGTTTGCACCAAGGTCCGTTTGAGAATTTATCTTTATCGTTGTAACAAAGATCTCCCATTTTTAATACAAGACCACAAACTGTAGTCATTTGTATTGTTTCTTGTGTAGTATCAGATAGCCACAACCCACCTTTGGTTTTTTTAGGCCCTGCATATGGCAGAACTAAAATTCTATAACCAGTTGGTGTTGGTAAACTATCTAATGTTGATTTATCGATCTTTTTAGGATCTAGGACTGTTTCTATTTCTTCTTTTGCTTTGTAAGCGCTAAGAAGAGCATCAGTCCGTTTCGGTATCTCCGTGGACTTGTTCATCATCGTACTCCGTTGTTGTCAGCAGGTCTTTAAGATCCTGTTGCAGATCTTCAAGAGATCTGATTTGACCCCTAACATATTGTAGTTTCTCCATAGTGTCAACACTGTATATAGCGTTGTCCTTTAAACGAGCTAGAGCTTTTCTTACCTTATGTTGTACGAGAGATATTGTATCTATGTCCATTAATTTCTTTTAAGTGATATTTTATTTTTACCTTGTTTCAATAACATAAAACCAAAGTTGTTTACTATTACTTTTAGTATTAAATCCATGTCGTAAGCTGGATAATCATCAAATATGATTACAGTTCCTGGTTTAGATCTTTCTGCAAAAAAAATTGCTTCTTTCAGCACAGCTAATGTTGTGTGTGGACCATCTAAAAAAATTAAATCATATTTTGTTTTTAATTCTTTTCCGTTTTTATATATAGGCACACCATCATGAAATCTTTTCATAAATTCATCGTCCTCCATATGAAACAAACTAAAGTTTTCGTAATCACTTAAATCTTTTGAAAGTTGTGACTTCATTTTATTTGGATAAAGAGGTGCATCCGTTGAACCATTCCAAGTAATATTTGGATTATCAAAATGTTTGTAATTTATATCTCCGTAAGGATCAATTCCAATATGCCAATGGTTTTTAGATTTTAAAGACTCTAGGATTACTTGAGATCCCTTGCCTTCTCTTACCCCCACTTCAACTGTAAATAAATTATCGCCTAATGAATCGCAGGCTTGTTGTATGATTTCGTATTCGGTACTGTCCCCTTTAATCATGGGGATTTTTACCTTATTTAAAAATTAAAGTAAACCTTGTTTCTTTAACTTCTTAATATCACCTTTAGTAAGACCTGTTAAGTCTACTTTAGGTTGAACCGTTTTAATATCGGGTGATACTTTATTTAGATTCCAAGGTCTAAATAATTTTTTTATCCATTTCCACATTTTATGTCCTTACGTTATTTGGTTTAGGGCCACTGTTTGGGGCTTGGCGCTTTCGTGCAACAGCACTCGCCTTTTGCGACTTTGACATCGCTGTGGCTTTTGCAATAGGAACGCACTTCGGGTACTTCCTTGTTGAAGAGCTTGCAGATTTTCTTCCACACTCTTGAAACTTGCCACCTTTTTTCTTTGCTCCAATATCTACCCATTTTTGTTTAAACCATTCATTAAGTCCACCTGTTTTCATAGCAGGCACACAATTAGGGACTGTTCTCTTCCCTTTTTTTTTCATTCCTTTTTGAACATAGCCTTCCCAACAAGAACCCTTCTTGTACATTACTTTATGCCTTCAAAGTTAAGTCCTCTTATAGCTATTCCACCACCTCTTACTAATTTTATTGTGCTTAAAGATTTTGCTTGTCCCGCGTGTAGTTTAGAAGCTTTTTTTAATCCCTTTACAACTTTACTAATTTTAACATTAGCCTTTTTCATTACTGTTCTATGTGAAGATGTATTTAGTGGACCACCTACAGAAAACTTTTTAGTAAAAGTTATTTTACCACCCTTAGTAGTTTGTTTATCAAATTTATTTTTTGATTTACCGTAGTTACCTTCAATAGTTATATTACTTGATTTTCCAATTTTTATATTTTTACCGTAAGTAATATTTTTTGATTTAGTTTTTAATTTATTACTACCTTGTGTTTGTGTATTTTTATTTTTACTGATACCAAAGTTGCCGTATTTAGAATAAATATCTAAACCAACTCCTTGATCA